GTGATACATCCCTGTATCTACGCAGGATAATACCCACCCCCTAGCAAGGCGTATAGGGGGGCTGTACAGGGCATAACTCTAGGCAAGTGGCTTATTCCCTCTCCGACTGTTGCATGACCTGTGCGCGGCAGCTAATGGGCTGTCTTTATCTCCAGCAATAATGTGGTCAGCAGTAAATGGATCATTTCTTCTTGCTGGTTCGTTACATAGATGACAATAGACAGCTGACTGGCGTACTACCCTAGCCCTCTTGCGGTAATTGTTGTCATACAAGTTGGGTCGCCTAGCCTTCATCTCTTTCAGTCTTAGATTTTCTACTGCTTGCCAATCAGCTTGGTGTGTATCACACCTGCTCAGTCCCTTGGTCAGTACCCCACACACCAGGCATGGTTTTGGAAACCTAAGCATCTTTACCCCAACCGATACCCATGAAGGTTACTGCTGGTGGGTCATACACTCTCACTAAGTCTTTGACACAGTTGGGACAGAGTGGTGTTCTATCTGGCTCGTCTATCTTTCTTATGACAGACATCTTGAGGTCACAGGTCTTGCACTTGTAATCGTATGTAGGCATTAGAAAAGCTTTTCCTGTTCTTGGTCAGAGGTTTCTTTTATTCTTTCGGCAACCTTGGCTTCGGCGTGTTTCAATCTGCCCTCGATGATTGGCCAGTAGTCCTCGGTTAGTTCTATCCCGATGAAGTCAAAGCCCTCAAGGATTGCTGCCTTACCTGTTGAGCCTGAGCCGGTAAAGGGATCTAGGACTGTTCCGCCTGGTGGTGTGATGAGCTTGACTAGGTATCTCATTAGCTCGGTTGGCTTTACTGTTGGGTGAAAGTTCTTAGCTGGTTGGTTCGGCTTGTTAGGTTCAGCACCTATCTTGTTTCCCTTGTTGGCAACATTGCCAGCATAAGAGCCAACAACAGATTCCTCTAAGTCCTCAAGCCCCTCGTTCCTATCACGCTTTGATGCTTTAGCTACATAAAAGAATCTTGATGCTCCACCTGAGTCGCCGTAATTCTTGCTCTCAGTTCCAGCAACCTCACCGATGTTTGCGTAAGCAACTCTCTCACCCTCTAATGTTCCAACGCCTCTTACATAAGTCTTTGGGCTTTTGCTTGTCCCACTCTGCTCATCTACTAGCTCTGCTGCTTGCTCATCAAGGATTACATTTGCTGGCCATCTGCCTTCATGTGTATTGCCACCATTATTATTTATGCCACCCTCAAAAGACCCTGCAAAACCTTTTCCTCTTGTAGTAGTTATTGTTTCTGTCCCTATCCTGCTGGCATCAATGTTTAGCCCACCTGTTCCATAGGTAAGCACATTGTTTGCAACTGTTCCCTCTACTGGCTTACGAGCCATCACTATTGGTTCAACTGTTGGCTTGAGTCCAGTTCCCCAGCCATCCCATTGTTTTGCTTCAGGCGTTGAGGGTTCTGTAATAGTGGCAGTTTCTCTAAATCCTGAGCCTTTGCCACCTGTTCTATCTTTCCCACTCCAAGTATCAGAGCCTTTTTGTTTAGCTGCTGAGTAGGTACTTATTACTTCTCTTTTAGCTCCAGCAGCCTTGTCTATTGCCTTACCAATGTTTAGTGACTTAGGGAATGTCTTATTGCTTATCCAGCTAATCATGTCCCTTATCTCAAAGCCAGCATCCTCAATAGATACAACCATCCGGTGATAGGTGCGCGATCCGCTAAAGGCAAGCAAGTGACCACCTGGCTTTAGCACTCTTAGGCATTGTTGCCAGAGTTCAAGAGAGTAAGCAATACCTGAGTTGTCCCAAGTCTTGCCCATAAACCCTAGCTCATAAGGTGGGTCGGTGACTATGGCATCTATGCTGTTGTCTGCAAGTGTTGGGAGTAGGTCAAGGCTGTTGCCTTTTAGTATTTGGTAGGTCATCTCTTTAGTATTTCGTCCTCTGGGTTTAGATCACAGCTAGGACAAGTTACAAAGTCATCTGCTTTGTAAACTTGATAGCAGTTTGGACATTCTGTTTCTTTCTTATGTTTCATCTTTTCCCTTTCTTGCAACTAAAGCTTGTAAACAGTGCCGGTGAAGTCAACACCCTTGTCAAGCACAAAGGTCACCAACCCTGGGACAGAATCCTCGCCTGAGCGTAATCGCCACCAGCCTGAGCCGTTGTCCATAGTGCTTGCCTGTATCCAGAAGCGTGATGATCCTCTTGAGGTCGAACCGAGTTCGAGAACGCGAAGATGGTGAAAATGACCCGACACACCTATCGTTGCGTCACCAACGGGCTGCTTGCCGAAAGCTTGCTGTCGCCACCAGGTAGGCACTTGGTCTGGTCTAGGGCTTTGGTGTCCATGCCAGATACCGAGTATGTGGAACTGGTCATCAAAGATGTCTAAGGCTAAAGACTCGTCATGCTTTTGAGGCTCATAGAACTTGATAGGCATCTCAGTTTCTTTTGCCAGCCTTGCAAGAGTGCGCCCAATGTGGATGCCCCAGTCATCGGTTGGTGTGCCTTGCTGCTTACCTCTGACTCGCCACTGGCAATGGTTCGAGCCAACTGATGCGTAAGTGATGTCATCGCTGTATTGGGCTAAGAGCTTTAGGTGGTCCCAAGCTAAGGTAGTTGCGATGTCAACCTGTTGCATTGGGCTAAGGTCGTTGCTCTGAAGCTGATTGCCACCTGCGTTATCGAAGCCTTCTACTGTGTCACCCAAGTCAACAAAGATAACCTTGGCTGGTTTCTCTCGCTTGAGCAGGGCCGTTAGCTTTTCTTTTGTTTCCTCTACTCTGGCAATCATGGCTTCAATGCCGCCTCGGTGGTCAACTTTGCCAACCTGTAAATCAGACCAAAGAATTACTAAAGCCTTTTCAGAATCTGTTCTGAGTTCTTTCTTAGGCTTATAGGCTTTCTTGGCTTGTGAGTAAAGCAATGGCAGGTCAAGGTTTGCAACCCTGCGCCTGAAGGTGAACCGATAGCTCGATAGCCATTCGCCGTCATAGCGTTGCCAGCGAGATGTGCGTGGTGTGCCGGTGACCTCAAACTCATCTGGGTCGAAGCCCTGCTGGGTTAGGAAGTCATCAAAGCTAGGTACACCTGATGTTGCTGGTAGTTGCGCCCAACCCTCGTTGCCATCAAACTCAAAGGCAGGTCGGTACTCTTTAGGCGTTTCTACTTTTGGTGCTGGTTCCAAGTTATCTAACACAGCTACAAACCTTCCTTCTATGAGCCAAGATTGGCTTTTCGCTGATTGCAATACCCCTAGCAGTTAGTTCTCTAGCTAGAGTTGGTGCTTTCCAAGATTCGTTAGCTATGGCAGCTACAAGTATGGCTTGATCCTTCGTGTCCAGAGTTTCCAAGATTGTTCTTACTTTGCAGGATGATTTCCTGACCTGTGGTGTTAGTCCTTCTAGCATCGTTGCCCCTTTCAGTTTCTCTTATCAAGTTTAGAGCCAAGTCACCGATTTCCGGCTCAAGGTAGTGCCATTCAACTTGCATTATTCTTTCCATCAATCTGGCAAGGTTGCGCCTGATTGCCTCTAGCTCACTTGACCACTCGCGCTCGTCATCTTTGAGCAGCAAGACAGCATCAAAGATTTCACGCTCATCAGCGTTAGTAAAGTGAGTCATTATGCCACCCCAGCCTGGCTAGAATCTAATGGTTTTTTTGTTTCAATCCATAAGCCACTAGGTAATTCCTCGGTAGTAAACAAGCTAATAATGCTGTCGTGCAAATCTATTTTCCAGAGATTTATGTCATTGCTTGCTTTGAACCCAACATGATTTATCTTGCCCTTTTCCCAAACACCATAAAGACTAAATCCAAGATTGCGCCAAAAATGATTAGATTCAAGGTCAATTCGACACCTAAGCGTTACACCTATTCTTTCAAAAGTGTTGCAGAAATCTTTGACAACAGCTAAAAGTGCGCTTCCATAATCTAGTCTGCGAGCATCCTCTCGAACCGCTATCTGCTGAATTTTTGCATAAGTATAAGCACCTCTGCCTGGCGTTAGAAGTACATAGCCAACTAAGTCATCGTTCTTTTCACAAATAAAGACAACAAAGTTTCTTTCTCCACCAAACACATACTTATCCCAAATTGTGGATTGTATAAAACCAACTGCGTAGCTGTTTTCTTTTTGCAGCTTGTCAATAAATGTTCTGTCTGCCTCAGTTGCTGTTCTAACAACCAAATCATCTTTCTGATAAAGCCTAGAACTCATGCCGGTTGAGCAATCAAACTTTCCTAAAACTAACTGCTTGCTCATCGTGACACCTTATACAGCAAGGTGTAGAAGGCTCGCCTGAGTCTTAGGGTCTTGTATGCCCAATGAACTCGAATAATGCGCCAGTTAATCGGTTGCCTTTCAGCTCTGTGCTTTGCCAATGTCCCTCACCGCCTCGATAATCTCAACGACTCTTTCAATGGTGTCCACATCTACTGTCGTTCTTAGGACTGCATCCTGGTTGATTGAGTAGATAACTTGCTCAGTCAGATACTCAGTCATGTCTTTTGCGCCTTGTTGGTAACCCTTGGCAAAGCCTCTGCCAAAAGCCATAGTCAGTTTCCGCGCTCGCCGTTCCTCGCGATTAGGTCGCCATCCAATCATTTCTCAGGCCACTCTCCGTCTAGGACCAGCAAACCAATAATCGCGTAGTTTGCAAGGTCAATGAAAGAATCCCTCAATGCCTCATGCTCAGGTGCGTTGCCGGAATCAGTCAAGTGGTTGATTCTTGCCAACTTGTCATGCATCCTGACTCGTAGGCCGTTGATAGGTCCACCAGGTGCGTGGCTTATGTTGGTTGGTCCGTAGTCCTTGTGCTTCGAGAGCAGTAGCTGTGCGTTCTCGTCAAAGTATCTAATGACTGTTGCATCAAAGCTGGTGCTTAGGTCTATGCCTTTGATTGTTGACTTCATGGCTTATCAGTCACCTCAGCAATCAACTCTTTTGCTTGGTGCTCTATCTTGGTGACTGTGTGGGCAAGCTCGTCAAGGTTCTTGATTAGCTTGTCAAGGCTGCCATCCATCATGGCGTTTACCTGGTTGTTCATGTCCCTTTTGTATTGTCCGTTTATTTCCTCAACGATGTCCTCGGCTGTTGGGATGTATCCCTGATCCAAGTGAATCGATACATAGTCAAGGATGTTGTCGCGCTGATAACGGATACCGGCGTAAAAGCCCTCTGCGTAAGGTGAGAGTGTCATGGCTACCTCGATGAGATGTTGTATTGAGGGTCAACATAGATTTCAATGTTGTCCACGATGTCAATGACCTTAGCGATTGCTTTGGTTGGGATTGGGTACGCTGCCTTGATAAGACTTAGCACCTCGTTTTTCATAAGCATCCTGCCCATGTAGATTCCGTCTGACTTGGCAACGCCAAAGTTGTACTGGTGAGGGTTGAAGTCCTTGACTGCGAACTCAAGTGGCTCAGGGTTATAGTTAGGCATTTGCTCTCATTTCTTTGTAGGTTTGCTTGATGTGTTCGATTAGCTCAATTCGAGCCTTGGCTTCGTTGCGTGTCTGTGCCGTCATACCTGGCACACCATCTTGAAGCGTGAACTGTATCTCAGTCCACTTCTGAGCCTCGGCAATAATACGCTCAGCTAGTTCTTGTTCATTCATTTGCGAGTGTCCTTTGTTAGTGCGTTGACTGCTACAAAGAAGGCAAGAATCAAACCTGCGACTCCGAGTGTGTAACCCCAGCCGAGATGTATCTCTTGAATCTGCCAGCTTGCAATCAAGATGCCGGTTAGTGAGATGAGGTAAAGGATTATTGTTTTCATTACTTCACCTCTGCAAAGTAGCGGCGAATAACCTCAAACTCTTTCGAGCTGATTTCAACTTCAGTAAGCACTTGACCGCCAACCTTGATTGACACGATGGCATTATCCATGTCGTCAAACTCAACCGACCCTGTGGCCTTGATGCTTCCTGTTTCTAGTTCAGTTGTAAACATTTGGTGCTCCTATCTAGCCCCCCTTGGGCTATGTATGCAAGATAGCACAGTTTTTGCCTTTTTCTGGCAATTTTGGCAATTTTCCCTAATTATCGGCGTGTCGCGCTAAAGGGGTAGTTGAGGGTTTTGACCTGAATTGTGGCACCTGCTGGGATGCCCTCGGCGTAGAGCTTACGAGCTGAGATACGGACTATTCGGCTGTCATCGGTGACAACGCCTGAATCGGTCAGGCTGTCCCCTACTGCCCTAATGAGCTTGTCTAGGTCAGGTGACACGCTAGGTAGCTGGCGATCTACTGTCTTGGGCTTGGGTAGATAGAAGTTGACGATTAGCTCACATGGCTCGTCTATTGGTTGCCAGTCATCCGGCAGGGTTGCGATTGCCTCTTGGACTATGGCCTTACGCCACGCCTTGTGCTTAGAGCTGTTGACCTGGACAATCCTGCCATGCATTATGGCGTGTGATCCTTGGCTGGCTGGGTCGCCTCTAACGCTAAGGCTTACCTCTGCCATAAAGCTCCCATGCTCCTAGTATGGCAGCCCAGACATAAAGTAAACCGAAGGCCAGTCCCACACCATCAAGAACGCTTTTATCTTGAAGCGATAGGTTCAGTAGTATGCCGGCGGTGAGGGCAGGGACTAGCCATCGGAGATTTTTCAAAAGGGACTTGGCTCCGAGTGAGTCGGTTCAAAGATTCCCTTGATGATGTTTAGTGGCTCGGCTGGGAGTACCAAGGGGTTGTTGATGCTTACCTTGATGGACTGCTTTGCCTCGCCTTCCTTGTTGGTCCAGTTGTCAATCTCGGAGCTGTATAAGCCCTCGACCTGAACTGTGTCGCCAGCTTCAAGCGTGGTTGGCTGCTTTAGCCAGACTGTGTATCGCTTGTTGATGGTTTCGCCTGTTTTGGTTTCATAGGACTCTGTTACCTCGATGCCCTTGCCTTCGTAGAAGACTCTGGTGATCGCGCCCTTTACCTTGATTATTGCCATCTCTTTATTTCCTTTCGATTTGTTGTTTTACTCTAGTGGTCACCAGCGACATGGTTGGGATTGGTGCAGTCGCTATGCCCACAAGTTCTAGTGCCAGGTAGGACTGGCTTGCCGTCAAAGATTGGGATGGTGAGAGTAGCCTTGTCAAAATCACCCTGCCAAGGGATGCACTTCTCGGATCCATACTTGATGACCAAGGCTCGGTGCATTCGACAGGATTGGCACTTGAGGTCTTTACGCTTGCGTTTATGCGTATTGACCTTCCAGGTTGCTCCACATCGGCAGCATAAGGCCACATTGTCATCCACGCCATAATCTTAGTCTTTATCGTTTTTGGGCGGTTGGACGACTCTTGAAAGCTCACCCTCAAAGATTAGCTTTGCGTTGCCAATCTTGCCATGCCGGTTCTTGGCAACCTTCATAATCATTCCTGACTTTTGCCATTCAAGTTCAGGGTCATCCCAAGCAGTTTTGACTCTGTGTAGCAAGATAACGACATCGGCATCCTGCTCAATTCCACCTGAATCTCTTAGGTCAGCTAGGTCAGGTTCAGAATCCCTGCGTTGCTCTGGGCCTCGATTGAGCTGAGCTAGTGCGATGACCGGCACATTTAGATCTCTAGCCAAGTTCTTTAGCCCGATGCTTATGTCTGTAATCATCTCGTAACGCTTGCGACCAGCAATTGTGTCTTGAATCAAACCTAAATAGTCAACAACTATGGCTTGAAGTTGTCCCTCTTTTTTTATGCTTGTCGCTGAGGCTCGTATCTGCTGAAGGGTTTGCCCTGACTTGTCAAAGATTGCTAGTCGGTGGTTTGACCAGCTTTGCCTTGTCTTTTGAATCTTTATCCAATGCTCATCTCTCAGAGAACCTTGATTGATGTTGCCAATGTAAACCTCAGCTTCCATGCTGATAATTCTGTTGTAGAGCTCGGTGCGGCTCATCTCTAGGCTGTGGAATGAAACAGCCCCAGACTTTGATAGCTCCCAAGCAATCTGCAAACCAACAATGGTCTTACCGATGCCAGGTCTTGCACCGATTATGTATAAAGCACCTGGCTTGAATCCCATGATTATCTCGTTTAGGTTTGCCCAAGGTGACTTAGCGTAATGCTTTGGCTTGTCTAGCTCATCCATGTATGACAGCAGTTCGTCATCAACATAGCTCGGCTTAGTGGCTTGGTTCTTTTCAGTCAGTTGGTCTAGCTCTTGTCTAGCCAGCTCGATAACTTCATTGATATTGTCGCCTTGCGATTTGATGCTGAGTAAGTTTCCGGCTTGCTGGACTCTCTTACGCGTGGCAAAGTCTATGACTTGGGTTGCGTAGTAATTTACAGAGGCAGCCGTTGGTGTTGCCGTAACCATGTCATGCAGGTCAGCTGCGTAGCGTGGCAACTTAGTTCCGACTGTGAAGGTATCAATCGGCTCTCTTGCTGCTCTCATCTCCAGCATGGTTGCGTAGATTTTGCCACAGGCTAGATTGTCAAAGTCATCCGGTGTAAGTGTTAGTTCATCAATAGCGGTTCCGTTGGTCAAAAGTATTGATCCAATTACCAGTTGCTCGAAGTTGCTCATTAGTAAAACACCCCTGTCTTAAACTCGCTGGGTTTCTGAGTTGTCGCATCTACATCTTCCCACCGATTGTTGTTTAGCCAGGTAGATCCGTTGGGTATGTATTCCTCTGCCGGTAGCTTACCTTGAGAGTAAGCCTTTGCTAGCTCAATAAGCTCACTAGCTGGTTTGCGCTTAATTGCTTTGGCCCATGCCTTTTCAGCATCAGCCCTAGCTTTCTTTTTGGGGTAGAACTCCCAGAATTTATCAAATGTATCTGTTGATATATTCTCTTGTTTATTCTTTATAGGTTGTTCTTCTTTAGTAATAGTGTTCTTTGTGTCCTGTTTACCGCTAGCGGGTTTTACCGTATCGGGGTTTTGGAAGGGGTCAGCGGTAGTCCAAACATAATCGGCAAAGGTTCCGTCTTGGTTATGTTCTTGCTTTTCTGACCTGTTTAGGTAGCCGAAGAGTTCAAGCTCTTTGACTGCCGATTTTATTGTGTCTATTCCGGTCTTGTTGAATCTTGCCAAGCTGCTTATGCTCATGTTCCAACCAGGTCGGTGGGACATCAGTTGCGTTAGTAGCCCTATTGCCTTCAATGACAATCTTGAATCCCTTACCCAGTCGTTAGGTATCTGAGTGAAGTGATCGTCAAAGGTGTGGTGACCTCTTATGAGTGGCATTAGGCCACACTTGCTCTGTCGAGCATGACCATCAATACAGTTGCGTTGACTACCTTGGTATCAAAGGCTTCCTTGACTAGCATCGCCCATTGTCCGGCATCGAGTCCGTAGGCTTTGTAGTCCATCTCAGCCATGAAGATGTTGCCGCCGTAGTATTCAAGAATCTCGGCGAGTGATTTATTTTCCCAGTTAAACACTAAATGTGCCTCCTAAATTAGGTTGGCACACTACACTTAGTAATGATGCCAACAGCTTGGTTGTTGGTTATCAACGCCGTCTAGGGGTTCCGATCCTTAGGCGGCATCTTTTTTATTCAGTTATGTTTTTACCTTAGCACTAGAAAAGTACTCTAGCGTGGAGCTGAGGGTAATCGAAACCCTGTCCTCTTGGGTGGCCCTTGAAGGCTTTACCCAGAGTCGAATCCATCCAGCCCCTTGCTTGGACTGTACCACCTAAAACATCTCAGGGTCTGATTCCAGCAAGTCTTTTGTAAAGTCGTCATTTAGTAGCCACCAGCCACCATGCCCAAAGATAGGTACTTCAGTAGGAGTTTCATGGTTTCTTAGCTTCCAACCCATCTTGCGACCTAGCTCAGCAAAGCCAGCGTTTGACTCTAGCAAGCCGTTAGCCTCGGCACACAGCGCGATGATGTTGCTTGGCTGATTAGCCAGGTGATTCTTACTCCCCATGCCTCGATTGAGCCGGTGGTGAGGTATCAGGTCATCGCCTTGAGTGCCACAATGCCAACAGCCCAAGTCGCGCTCTAGGTATTTCTGGAATTGTTTTTTAGTCATCGAACGGATCGTAAATCTTGGCTGGCATCTCACCAGGTTGGAATCCTAAAGCGATTGTGGTGTCTGCCATTCCACCATTGACCGCTTCAACAATGTCGGTGTTGTCGGTGTTGTCGGTTATACAGGTATGCCTACGCCGCCACTCTCGGACGAGCTTGATTGCCTGAGCATCATCAGTCTTTATTTTGGCCCCACAAGAGCAGGATTCGGCTATCACCCGATAAGGCTACCAGCTAGGCATGTCGCCATTGAAGTTCGACATTCTTGCTCATTACAGCCATCATTGTGGCTTGGTCTGACAGGGTTTTCATCTTGGTCTTGATCCTGTTGTATTCAGCCCTAGCAAGGTCAGCCTTTAGCTTTTCCTCTACTGCTTGCAACTTAGCCACAGCTTGCCGGTCTGCTACTGTCCCAGAGTTGTTTAGGAACGCCAGCGATACAGCTCGGTCATACGCTGAATCAGCATCTGCCAGCTTGCACTCGGCATCGTAGAGAGCGTTAGCTCCCTTGTCCATCTCCTTGGTCAGCCTTTGTAGTTCCTCGACTATGTGGCCTGGTGTAATAATCTCCATTTTTTAGCCTCTCAGCTTTCTCTCTTTGTAACTTCCAGATGACACTTATTGAATCAAAGTCGCCTATCTCAAATTGCTCTTGTAGGCACTCTTGGGTTTCAAGAATTGAGCCTAGAAGAATCCTCTTTGCCTGTAAGTCCATTAGCGATTGCCTTGATCTTGTCGAGTGTGTCATCGGTTGCGCCACCTGTTTTAGCTTGGCTGTATAACAATCGTAAACCCTCGATGTCATTCCCTAATGCCTCAGTCATCGCTAGCCAATCCTTAGTGGTTGCCGAACTCTTGACCTGCCTGTTGCGAACTTCCTCAGATGAGGCAATCCCTTTCTTAGTGTCAACAGCTAGAGCAGCCACCATTGCGCGACCCCATGCTGCGGTTTCTGCGTTTTGGACTTCGCTATCTCTTGTGAAGTTTGTCGGTCCTGGGATTGGCTCCCAAGCTGTTCCGATACCTGGTCGGGCATCATCCGGTGAGCGATAAGCGGCAGCGGTGTAAATAATCCAATCCTTGCCGTTTACATTCACAAACTCATAGCTGACCTGCTGAAGTGAGCCTTGTGGGAACTTCTCCCTAAACTCAACTATGCGTGTTGCTACATCAATGTAGTCCAATGGACCTTTGTAGTTGTTTGCCATTCTTTATTTCCCTTTCTCGTGGTGTAAGTATGGTGCGCCACCAGCTCTTGATCTAAGGCTGAGCAGATGCTCACCAAAGACCAGACCTCGCTTAGCCCCATCCATTGCTTGTATAACTCTAGCTTTTAGCTCTGTTGTTTTGACAGTAGCTTTCTCTAACTCGTCAACCGAGTTGAGGTAGTGCATACCCAAGTCATCAAGGTCAACCTCGGTGTCAACGATGCCAGGCGATAATGCCCTGATGGTTTCTAGGGTTGAGTTGCTCCCATCCCAGTAAGGCATTTTCATGTCTAGGCAAGCCTGTCTAAATCTGACAGCAGCATCCCAAAGTGTCTGCGCTTCAAACTCATCCCACTCGATGTCAAACTCCATGTAGCTTGAACCTGCGAGCGCAACTAACTTAGCTTGCTTGATTCCAAAGACTCTCATGTACCAAAGCACTTGAGCGCGGTAAGCCTGTGGCACTCCACTCCAGTAGTCGCGTGAGAACTTGACCTCAATGATTCCAAGTTGTCCATCCTCAGTCTGATAGATGCCGTCAGGGTTTGACCTAGCCCAAGGATGTTCTTTGTTTGCCCATGTGCCGGTTTCCCAAATAGTCAGTTCAGGATGCTCGTCAGCAAACAAGTTCAAGATTGGTGACTCAAGAATTGTGCCGAGCTTCATGCTCATATTCGGTGTAACTTCATCAGGAATCTGACCGGTCTTTTTTGCCCACTTAGTAATTGCTGATTCCCAAGTGCTTAGTCCCGCGATTGCTCCGATGTCAGAGCCACCAACAACACCTGGTTCGTTTCTTAGATCGTGCCACTCTTGACTGCCGTTGGCAAAGTCGCCAAGTAGCACAGCATCGAGTAGTTCGGTGAATGGTAGTTTGTTTACTGGCAAGGTTTCCCTCTCTTTTCCTTGTCGCAAAGCCGCGCTAACTCTCTCAGCGTGGCTTTGCTATTTCCGATGTTTATACTCTAGGGTTACCCTATGACATTACGCCAGATTGAGCGCAAATATATTGAGTTGCAAGAAGCAATAAGAAACAATGATGGGGTCCAATGTGCCTCGGTCCCAGAGGTCTTTTTCCCAGAAGATGAGCATGACCCAGAGATGCGTAAGTCAATGATCAAGGTAGCCAAAGAAGTCTGTGATGACTGCCCTGTCAGGCTTAGGTGCTTTGACTATGCCCTATCAGCAGGGATGCAGGGCATTTGGGGTGGCACTACCCATGAGGAGCGGGTAAAGCTTAGGGCTTCGAGCTAGGACCTGACTTATCGGCAATCTTGCCAAAGCTCTTGTTTAGCTCGTCTGGGTCAATCTTGCCGTCTGCAAGGTAAGACCGAGATAGCTCTTGAGCTACATCAATCACACCAGCAAAGGCAGCCATAGCAACAGCCTGGATAACCTCAAGGCCGATAACAGCTCCACCGACAAAGATACCGGTGACCTTCAAGATGATGACCGCAAAGGTGCGTCTAATAATGTCTAACCACATGAGTTAGTCCTTTCGTAAAGGGTAAGTTGCTGCCCAGATAAGTATTGTTGCCAGTATTGCCCAACCCACAAAGTCTTTGGCAGAGCCTTCAAGCACTACCCAAGCGATGCCTAAGCCAAGAATTGTCCAAGACTGATCTAGTTGGTCTTTGAGAAACTTCAAAACTTCCTACCTGCCAATGCGACTTGGGTAACAATTACAGAGGCAACAATTACTTGCTGCGACTGCTCTCGTACTTCTGGACTCATGTCCGACCCGATTGAGCGTAGGTTCTCTCCAAGTTTAGCAAGCTGTTCTAACGCTAGTTGAGGCAGCATTAGCAAGTTTTCAATCGGTGTGTTTTCAATTTCTGGCTCTATAAGGCTCGTAGACGGCTCGACAGGTTCGGGGGTAGGTGATGGGCTTGTTTCAGGGGTAATAGGCTCTACAGGGCTTACAGGGCTGTTTAGGGTAGGTTGTGGCTCTGGCGTGGGTTCAACTGGTGGGACAGGGGCAGGTTCAGGCTGAGGTTCAACAGTAGGTTCAGGGCTGGGTTCAATCGTAGGCTCAGCCGATGGCTCTGGGCTAGGTTCGATGGTTGGCTCAGGGCTTGGCTCAATCACTTCCGGTTCCTGACTAACTTCTGGACTAGGCCCAGGAGATGGTACAGGGTCAGGCTCGGTATCAGGAACATAATTAGGATGGTAAAGCAAAGCAGAATCCAGCTCACCGCCGTCAAAAGATACCACGCTAACAAAAGTGGTGAACTCACCAGCAAAGCCACCCTCGCAAAAGTGCTGGGGAATGTTGCCCTTATCCAAGAAGTAGTCGTTTTCATTGTTCCATCCAATCCCGAAGGTCTGCTGATCTCCGTTTGAGTTCTGGCAAATTACAGTTGCTGAGGCTTGTGCGGCATAGGCAGGGATAGGTTGCCAGACCATGAAGAAAAGAAAAAAGCCCACAGACATAATCCGTAGGCTTTTTGACTTTGATAATTGTTTGAGCAAGCTATCCGAGCTTTGACCAAGTTAGAGGGCCAACAATTCCGTCTGCTAGTAGTCCATGCTTCTTTTGGAAAGCAACAACAGCAGTATGGGTCATTGGACCGAATGGACCAGGTGGGTTTACACCTAGCTTGTTTTGTAAGTAAAGAACATCTGGACCTGCTGGCTCGCCACGCTTTAGCTCTGTGCCTCGGTAGGCTCTTGATCCCTTAGCAGGTGCAACACTTGGCTTAGCAGGTGAAGCAGGAATAGCACTTGTAGGTGCGCCTCTAAAGGCTTCATAGTCAATGTTGCCAGCACCCATAGTTGGCTTGCCACCGACTCGGAATGAAAAGTGAAGGTGTGCGCCGTAGCCGTTCTCTTTACCAAGACCCGATCCACCAACTAGGCCGATGACCTGACCCTGCTTGACTGCCTGACCAGCGACAACATCAATGCGTGATAGGTGTAGGTAGTCTGCGTTGTGACCTGATGGAAAGCTGATAAAAATCATTCGACCACCAGAGCCAGTAAAGGTTGGAACAATCCCTGTGATAGTTCCATCGGCAACTGCCTTGACCGGTGTACCATTACCAACTGCGTAGTCTATGCCTGGGTTTAGGGCTGGCTTTGCTCTGTTCTTGTGTCCCTCAAAAGTGTCAGAGATACTGCCACCATCTACCGGTCTAATCCAAGTTGTCATTATTTTCCTATCGTTGCGGCTACCAAGCCGATGATTGCTATTGCTGAGGCTGTTAGTCCTGTGTAGGCGATGCGCTCAATCCAAGCAAGTCTAGCAAGCGTTAGTTCTACTTCTCTAAGGCGTTCTGGCACATCGTCTAAGTGATCTAGTTTCTGTAAAACCTTGACCAGAATCTCGCCATGCTCAAGTTGTTTTTTGTATATGTCAGCTTGCGTAATGCGAACTGAGTTAGTTTCCTCGGCCATTATGCGGTTAGAGCTGCTACTTCAGCTTGGGTTAGACCTAGAGCTAGAAGCTTGGCATTAGCAGAAGCTTTTAGAGCTTCTTGTGCTTGCTGGGCTGCTTCAAGTTCTGATTGCTGTGCCTCAAAAGCTACTCGGTCAATCTCACGCTGGGCTAGTTCTGCCTCGGTTAGAGGTACTGTTGTAGATTCGCCTGTTGCACAATCGACTACTACTTTCATCGGTGTATCTGTCATTTTGTTTTCTTTCTTGTTAGCTGGTGGTTACTATTCCGTCAGAGCCTTTTGTTATTTTATACAAAGAAACTGTCGAACCAATCATAAAGTTTCCGGCACTTGTTGTAAAAGCAAGAGAAGTTATGGCACTTGTAACATTCCAAAGCCCAGCAACAAGAATCTGATAGGCACCTGTCGCATTATTTTCAGTCACAGAATCAACTGAATAGCTTTTAGCATTGCTGGAAGTGTAATTTGGAATATATACTGAGTCGTTAGCAAAAGTGTTAGATGTGCCTGAGTTGGCCGAGGCAATACCAGCTAAATTAGCTAAAGTTGCAGAAGCTACTGAGCTACCTGTACCTTGAAGATACCTAGTTGAAGTTGAAGTACCACCGCCATTTATGGCAATTATGTAGTAGCTTCCTGCAGGGTCGGCTGTTGGTGTTGAGCGTAAAGATAAAAATACGAATAGGTCGGTTCCGTCTTGCGGAATAGATGTAAACGAAATCGAAGCAGTGTCAACGGCAAGCGTCTTAGTTTCAATTAGTTGCATTGTCATTGTCTAGCTCACTATTCCGTAGAGATTTATCGTGCTGCCAGAGGCTAAAAGGCCAGAAAAGTTAGCAAAAATCTGAACATTATTTATAGCGGCAGTGTTAGCCCACCGATTAGCCTGGGCTTCAGTTTCCGTTGACGGGCTGTCATCTCTAATCAAAGCTGTCTTGTGCTTATCGGTTGCTGAATAATCCATGATGTGCATAATGCCCTGATGTCTTTGACCCGTTGCGTGAGATGCATAAAAACCAACTAAAGCACCAAGGGTTGTTGTGGCAGCTCCAGACACAGTTGAAGATCCAGTTCCAACCATATAAACAGTTGAATAATTGCTGCCGGAATCAGAGTTATACCTAAAGCAAACAGATGAGGTTCCAGAACCAGCCATAGAACCATTGAAAGTAACAATCAAATCCCGATAAGTTGCAGGAATGGATGAAAAAGTCACTGACGCTGTATCGCTACCGAGTGTGATAGTAGCTAATGGTGTGTATGTTGGTGTCGGCATAGTTACCCCTTTATTCCGTAGAGAGAAAAACGCGAGCCTGTTACAAAGTTTCCCAGCTCAGGAAATAGTTGCCAACTGGTTAAGCTGGCTGTATTTATCCAGAGCGCAGAGTGCATATCAATTCTTTTTTGAGCTGCATCAGTAAATCCACCTAGGGTTCTAAGGGTTTTATTTTTAGTTGTTGAATAAGGGTCTAGCAAGTCAATAACAGCAATACCGAAATTGTTTGCGGTTGAACCTGCTGCTGCAATAATTCCGCTTAGACCAGTTGTACCAACAGCTAAAGCACCACCAAGAACTGCTGAACTATTACCAAGTAAATAGTGCGCTCGATAATTTGAACCAGAGTCAGCGTTTAGCCGGCTATACACTCCAACACCTGGGTTAGCGTCAGATGAGCGAGCAGCAAATCTAAGTTGCAAGTGCTTATAGGTAGTCGAGTAAGTTCCCAAAGATGCGAAGGTAACAGACGAAGCTGCCGAACCTAGAATCTGTGTTTCAATAAGCTCGTAGTCCGAAGCAAAAGCAACCCCACCTGCCCCTGCTGCTGAAAGAATCCCAAAAGGAATCAACATAGCTAGACCGCCGTAGCGTTACCGATAACTCGGTAGGCGTTGGTGTCAACACATAGGACAGAGACAGCTTCATAACGCTGACCAATTCTGTAAGCCGTTCCTGCTGTGCCTCGACCAGCTAAGGAAACAACTGTGCCGTCTCGATTGATTGTCACAGTGCCAGCACCATCGCCAAGGATGTCAACACGCTCACCAGGCTCAAAGGCTGTGGCAGTTCCAAAAGTAACAGTAACCGCTGAGCCGGATGTAAAGCGTAGGGTCTTGTAGCTGTCTGTACTAGCCACTGTGTAGGAAACAGCAGTTGAGCTAGTAAGGGTTGGCTCGTAGGCCAATGTGTTCCAGTTAGCTGAGTCATAAACCTGCACAGAATTAGAGTCATTTAGGTAAGTCACCATACCCTCAGAGGCAGTCCCAATGGCTGAGCCTCTAGCGGCTGTTCCAGCAAAGGTCTGGACAGTCTGATCCATTAGGAATGTGTTTACATCAGAGGCATCGAGTCTTGTAAAGCTCGCAAATACTTTTCTCGGCATGGTTTCCTTCTATGGGCCTAGCGTGTTGACATCTAGGATACCCTTGCTGTCGCTGTCTAGAGTAAACAAGTTTCGTTCGTTCCTGAGTCTTAATTCTACTTCATGGCTGGTAAGCGTAATCCTATGGGAAATACCTGTGACTAGCCCTGACGCTATCTTTGGGTCACCCACGCCGTTAGGGGTAAAGCTGACAGAAATCAAAGAGTCAATCTCTAGCCCAAGCACTTGTAGTTTTTGCTCGATTGTAAGGTTGCTTAGATCAACAGTGATGGACTGGACTCGTAGCTCTGGCTGGTAGTAGTAAGTCAGATAGTCTTTTGCAACCTCAAGAGCGCCAGCATCTGTTGAGTTCAAAAGGTTTGTAATTGAGTAGCTTCTAACGCCATAAAGGTCTTTTGACAGAGGCGCATCAATAACCTGCATTTCAGCAAAGGCATCTTGAGTGCTTGCCTCTATCTCGGTGTAAAGGAACTCAGAGCCATACTGGACATCAATCTGAGTGAACCTAATGCCAAGTCCAAAGTCTGTAAAGTTGACAGCTTCAGGGTTGGGGTTAGCTACTGTTGCCGTCAAGAATGACTGAGCGTTACCTGCGCTAGCACCAGGGATAAGAATGTTAGCAACCGCTGAATAGGGTCCAGAGTAATCAGTTCCATGAGCGATAGCCACAGCGTTGATAGCAGCAACCCTAAAGTAATACCGAATACCTGGTGTTAGCTGGCTGGTTGTATAGCCTCTAGTCGTTGACGCTGAATTAGAAACAAGAGTTGTCCAAGTTACATTGTCTTGAGATTGCTGGATTCGGTATCCACTAACAGCTTGACCACCATCAGAGCTAACCTCATCCCAAGT